TGTGGCGGAGGCTGCGCCCTGATCGCCTGTGGCGGAGGCTGCGCCCCGATAGCCTGTGGCGGAGGCTGCGCCCTGATCGCCCGTGGCATGATTCTCTTTTTCGGCGTTTGCGCGCTTGATCGCATCGTCAAATCCGATTTGGCTCTTTACATATTCGATCTGCGCTTTCACGAGGCCGGGAACGCCAATCTCAGCTTTCAGCGTCATTTTCCTCGCAACAATCTTGCTATCCGATGATTCACGTTCGGCAGATACCTCTTCTGCCTCTGCCTCAAAGTACCGGCTTTCATTCGGTGTGTAGTGGTTCAGCACATCGATAGGCTGCTCGCACGCGTGCAACCCTGCTTTGCATAGGTGCGGTTCACCGTCAAAAACAGCGGTTTCGCCCAGCGTGTATTGCATTCCATGGCATTTCATTTGCCTGTCTGTCCCTTTGTAAACTCTCATGTTTCCTCCTTATGCTGTTTTCTGCTCAAATCCCAGCGCCCCGGCCAGTTCCGATTCGCTGTACTCATCCTGCACATAGTCCCCGAAGCACTCCGTATGTACCAGCACTCCGTTGCAGCAGAAGCACTCAGTTCCTTCATAGATGTCTTCCCGGCAGTATGCGCACTGGCCGACGGTCTTCGGCTCCGGCTCGTCGATGCCGAGATAGAGGTTCTCACCATCGTATCCCACGGCGTTTCGCCTCCTTTTCCAAGAGCTTTTCGCACAGGCTCTGCACGCTTGCACAGTGCATAGCATCGCAGAGCTGCTGCAGGACTTCTGCGCCGCCGTCCGTCAGGCGGAAGTAATACCGGTTCGTCTTCTTCCGGCGATCTGCGCGGTTCTTGGGCGCGTCCAGCGCCTTGATCGCCGCAGCTGCCTCCGGAACAAGCTGCACGCCGTATTTCTCCGGCGCTTCGCACTGAGAAAGCAGGCATTTGTTGAACTTCGGGTAGTCGGCCCGTACCGCGTCTACACAGGCTTTCGCACCGTGCCGGACGCGGGAATCCGTTAAACTTGACATAGGTTCCTTTCTGCCCTATAATAAGGGCAACGTAATTTTCCTTTCGGCCTCTGTCGCGTTGCAGCGCGGCAGGGGTCATTTCTTTTTCGTGCGCTCTCGGATAAGCTTGCAGGTCGCGTCCCATTGCTCAAACAGGATTTCCCAATAGATGCCGCAGGAGAATCGGCCGTCTGTGGTGCAGCCGGAGCGCCATAGCCCGCGCTCTCTGCAGATCTCGCAGGGAGTCTTCAGCAGATCCGCTTCCGTCATGCCAGCCCGTACAGCAGCGCTACAAGCGCGACCAGACCGGTAAGAGCGCATTCATACGTCATTGCGGCCGTCCCGGCCATTGCTGACAGGATCATCGCCGCGCCGCTGACCCAAAGGCACATTCCTTTGACGATCCGCCGCGCCGCCTTGCGGGCCTCAAATTCCTCCCGCAGCCGTTCCCGGCGTTCCTCAGTCGTTTCCTCCGGCTCATACCCGAGCCGCTCTGCAAGATTTGTTCTCATTCTGCCAACTCCTTCTTCCATACCGGGCTGTCCTCCCGGTTCACGCAGTAGCGCATGGTTTCCTTGAATTCCTCGCCCATTCCCTGCTGGCAGAACGCGGCATAAAATATATTCAGGATTCGCGCGGCAGCAGCGCTCAGTTCCAGCGCGCTGCCGGATAGCGCAGATACCGCTTTTTTGCCGTCCATGCCGATCTCGACGTGTAGCTTCCCGTTATCCATTGGTTTCCTCCTTCGTGTCCAGCACTTCCGCCCGCTCGAAGATCGTATCTGCGAGGCGTCTCTCATCTTCAGCGTCCTGCCTGTAGGTTTCAATTAGGTTGCGCATTTCTGCATCGCCCCAGCCTCCGAACCGCGCTTCGAGCCTTTCCGCCCTCCGGTGATCTTCGTATGCCGTGCAGTGGAGTGCGCACTCGATCACCTCCAGCTCAGTCGCGCTTAAGATCAATCTGTACATGGTTTCTTTACCTCCTGCATCCGCCTGACGAGCCGCGCCAGACGGGCGTTTTGTGTCACGAGCTTCTGCGCGTCCAGATCCATCCCCTTGCGCTTCAGCCCGTTTATGATCTGCGCTGCCTGGCACTCGCAGACCAGCACCGCCTCGATCAGATCATGCAGCTCCTGCGCATCCAGCGTCAGGGTGTAGGTCTTCACTTCCGCCATGCTGCATCCTCCTTCTGTTCCTGTTCCCGGCAGTTCTAACTTTCATTTGTTCCTCCTCATGCTCCGAGAAACCGCAAAAACGGCTCTCTCGGGATCTTTACTCTGTGCTTGCTTGTGCAGCAGACCGGGAATCCCAGCTTTTCGGGCCGTTCCCTCGCCATCAAGCGAAGCCATTGCGGGGTACAGCCAAGCACCTGCGCCGCCTCGCTTGCGAGGATTGTGGGCTTTGACATTGCCCGGATATCATCCAGCGTCATTTTTCCTCCTTTCTCGGCTTTAATAACTCGTCCACTGTGCAGCCGTACAGATCTGCGATTTCGTGCAGGCGCGCTGTCTTCGGATACATCTGCCCGGTTTCCCACAGATAAACAGATGCGTCTGAAACTTTCAGCGCCTTGACTACCTGCTGAACTGTCAATCCGGCGGCAAGCCTCGCTTCCTTAAAACCCATGCCTTTACATACCTCCTGTCTGAGAATACTAAGTTTTTCTTGACAACTTAGTGAATTGTGTTATTATGAAAGTACCACCTATCATTATTAAACAATCCGATAAGCTGTCCGGGGCGGTGTTCTTTTCACGCCTCATAAGCCGAGGCATGAATCATGTGCAAGTCGTTCAGAGAAAGAATCAGGTTGTTTCTCAATCGGAATAAGCGTTACAAATCCATAGAAGAAAACGGGCTAAATGTGCTTGTCGAAACCGAAGGCTCGAAAGCACGCACGGAGAAAAGGCGGTTTCTTATCAACATGTTTTTCACCGTCGTATCTGCCGTCGCCGCAGTCGCTGCCGCGATATTTGCCGCCCTTACTTACATCAACTCGTAACGGAAGGCAATGACCGCACGCGCAATGGAACGTACCGAACTGGTCATATCCGCAGTCTGAACCAACAATCTGAAATCCCCATATATACTTGTCTTTCTTCACGCCATCACCTCACTTGTAAGTTCCGCCCTAACGAAACCTAGTATACACTAAGTCACTCCTAGTGTCAATAAAAACTTTGTAATTGCTAGGTGTAAAGTTATACAAAAAGGAGTGTTGCTTTGTGGTTAAATCGCCCATAGTCGCACGAATCAACGCCCTGCTTGCTGCAAAAGGTATACCGAAACAGCAGTTTTATAAGGATTGCAGTATTACGTCTGCATCGTACTCTCTATGGAACACAGGGAAAACAAACCCTTCTATGAAAAATCTTAAAATTATCGCAGAATATCTCGGTGTATCAGTGGCCGACCTGCTGCCGGACGGGGAACTCGTTCCGCAGGAGGGCATAAAAAAAGACCCCATCCCGAAGGATGGGGCCGAAGATAGCGAAACCGCAGAACTCCGCGAAATTTGGAGTTCTGCGGATGAAAATGAGCGCCGTGATTTGCTCGAAATGGCGCGTATGCTAAAGAACCGGAGAAAGCAGAATGGATGATGCAAGCAACCTTCCGTTTTCGGAAATCGAGTTGAGCAAAGATGAAAGAAAAATGCTTAAAGCGTTGGCAGATAGCAGAATATTTGCGACGGATGATATTTTCCAGACCGCAAATAGGCTGAAACATTTTGGACTTGCAAATCTGCACCCAATCCCCAGCAAAGATGGTGTCCCTGTGTTATCGTTTGGCGCGTCCTGCGCAATTGAAATAGAAGAACGCGGGAAGGACTACTTGGCGTATATTGATCAGCGGAAGAAGTCCACAAAGGCTAGTCGAATCCACGACCTAGTGATTGCAGTAATCTCATTCCTGCTCGGGATACTTACGTCTGAACATTTCTGGAATTTCCTGAACAAATGTCTGTCAGGATCCGAGGGCTAAAGTCGCTGCAAACTGCTTTAAGCTTTTTTTCGCAGACAAGCACGATGTCGCCGCCTGGGCTGGCCGCGCCAATCGCGTGTTCGCACATCCGGCACGCTTCTCCGCACTCATCTTTTGTAGAAATTTCAGTCCTGATTCTGCACAACTGCAGCATAATATTATCGTACTTTTCCTTGCTCAGAAACATTGTTTCGCTCCTTCCACATTCTAATTAGTTCTCGTTTTTCCTCTGATGTAAGTTCCATTAAATACTGAAAGCCAATATCAGCGGGCGCAATTTCTTCACCCTTATTATAGCACAGATCATCCTGAATACAAAGCATTTTGCGCCCTCCTTTTCTTAACTTCCAAATTCTATCGTTTCTTTTTGTGCAGTTTTGACCTTGAGCCTGTAAAACTCTGGTGATAAAATTATAGTACATTACAAAACCGGGAGTACTATGACTAGTGCAGGATCCTCGGCTCCCGCCGCTCGTCCTGCTCCCGGCCTACGTCCGCGACGCAGGCAAACAGGAGCGGAATGCCCTTGATGTAGTCCACGCTGACGCTATGCACATCTGTCAGCTTCGCACCGTCTACTGTTACGTCCACTTTCCCGTTGTTTACCCGGATGTTGATGCACTCCATATTTTTTCCTCCTGTCATTTATTATAGAACGGTTGTTCTAAAAATCAACATGGTATTATGAACAAACAGACCGCGTTATTTTTGGGGATCAGGAATCCGATGGTGTACAGTTTATGGGACTGATGATTTGATATAATATTCGGTTTGACCGGCCCCATCGTATCTGGAACATACGGTGGGGCCATTTCAGCAGATGCCGGATTCAGGAACTATCTGCTACGTTTTTATTGTACCAGATAATGTTTGTAAGAAAAGCCCGAGTTTTGCGTTTTCTTCTCATAGTTTGCGTTTTCACACGGAAAATGTAAGAAATAACAATACAATCTGCGATTGGAGGCGCACCGATGTCCGCAATACAGGAACTCGCGCCGTTTATCGGCGCGTATCATGGGAAAATCAGAAATGCGAAAGATCACAGCGGAATGACTCTGGAGGAGCTGTCGGAAAAGTCCGGAGTTTCCTTCTCCACCGTGAGCCGATTATATGCCGGAACACAAGCGGATCCACGGCTTTATAACTCGGCCGCAATATGTAAAGCGCTTGGTCTGTCGCTCGACGAGCTGTTCGGCCTTGAGAATCCCGTCGGAAGCCCGGAAAATCTGACCAAGCAGATCCATCGTGTCGAGCTTGAAAACGCCAAGCTGGAGGCAGCAGCAGCCCTACAGAGCGCGCAGATAAGGTCTACACATACAATGTGTTACGTTCTCGCCCTATTTTGTTTGCTGCTCTCCTTTTCCCTGGTTGCCTGTCTTGTGACGGATGCGCAGAGTCGGAACGCAGGCCTCATTCGAGATGGAGACTTGTCCGTAACCGCATGGGCGTGTATCGCCCTGATCGTAGGTTCAGTTCTGGCTTCGGCAATTACTTTCTACGCGATCCGAAAAGAACGTGGAGGGAAACATGGAGTGCATCAAGTGTAAAAAAGAAATTCCAGACGGCGCGCCCTACTGTTGCTGGTGCGGGAAAAAACAGGAAGCGCGGCGAAGCCGGACGCGCGGGAACGGGCAAGGAAGCGCTTACCAGCGAGGGAAGACGTGGACGGCGCGTTGGACAGAAAGAACTTACCTAGACGAGAACGACAAGCTTCGGCAAAAGATGCGAACAAAAGGCGGGTTTACATCAAAGCGCGCCGCCCTCCAATATGCCGCAAACCCTCCGAAGGAAGAGCAGCGAAGCCCCACTCTCAGAGAATACTACAAAACATATCTGCGTGGGGATTATCTATCCTTATCGGCTGATCGTCAGGGCGCGGCGGAAAAGGCATTCGAGCGCATGAGAGAAATCGCCGACCGTGAGATCGACGCGCTTACCATCGCGCAGATACAGGATGTTATCGACCGCAACGCCAGCACCTATTACACGCGGAAAGATATGAAAACTGTCCTCTCCCACTGTTATAACCTCGCAATTGCAGAAAAGCAAACAACCGTGAATCTTGCAAAGTACATAAAGCTTCCGGAATTGGAAGAGAAGTCGCCGGAACCGTTTACCGACGCCGACGTAAAAAAGCTATGGGAAGCGTATGCAAAAGACCACTTCGTTGGGTTTATTTTAACGATGATTTATACCGGCATGATGCCCGGTGAGCTTCTGAAACTCAAGAAAGATATGATTGACTTTGAAAAGAATGAGATCGTCCGAGGCGGCATAAAGACAAAGAAGCGGAAGGAAACGCCTATGGTCTTCCCGGATTTCGTTGCGCCGGTGCTGCATGAACTATGCGAAGAAAGCAAATCGCGCGTCGGAAATATCTGCTGCATAAACAAAGATAATTTTTACAAGAGATATTATGAGTGTTTGGAGCTTGCCGGAGTGCAAAAGCTACCACCTTACTCATGCCGCCATACAACCGCTACAGCCCTCGCGATGAAAAACATTGATCCGTTTACGATCAAGGAAATCATGCGCCACACGAAGATAACCACTACCCAACGGTATGTACATCCGGACATGAAAGGCATGGTCGATGCCGTAAATCAGTTGCAAAACGACTCGCCAGAGTGAATTCTGTATGCTACAAAATATGTTACAAACGCCAATTTCCCCAGTGTTTTCAATGGGTTTTTCTCCCCTGCTAAGGGAGTAGGCGTCTAAAAAGCGCGCGAGAGTTCAAATCTCTCCTTCCGCGCCAAAGTACCGATTTTAGCTGTTTTTAAAGCTAAAATCGGTACTTTTTTATGCTTTCGCCCTATTTTCTGCGTATTTTCAAAAAGCAAAAAATCACGTTATGGCACGCTCTGTAACATAAAATTATTTCCCGTATGCTACATTGTATGCTGCAAATTCAGCGCAATGCGAGGGGACTCCACTATTTTTTTGCTACATGGACTTTATTTTCCGAAGCACAGAATCATAGACTTTTCGGTTCACAAGCGATAATGTGTCCATAAGTTCATCAACGACCGCCCAAGCCTTTGCCGGGTCTTTCCCAGCTACCGCAAGCAAAAACTCACTGTCCCCGTACTCGCCCACGGTAGCCGGTTCTGCGGCCATAGGGGCGGGAACGCCGGAGTAGTAACCCACATACCTACCGCCGTCGCCCCGTTCCTCTTCCTGCATCTTATCGCGTATCACATACAAACTCGCCAGTTTGGCATAGTTGGAATAGCTGGATTCATCGAATTCCAGTTTTGCAATTGCCGCTCGAATTTCGGCTTTATCCAGCATACGTCCACCTCCTATGCCCGGTCGATCTGCTCCATGCAGCGCCGGATAGCCTCGCGCGTTTTATCATCGTCCGCGTCGCGCATCATATCCTCCAGCTGCGCGCGCATATGCTCGCGGGCATCAGCGCGGGTATAGCGGCCCATTGCGTCACGGCGGCGGCCACGGTAAGAGCTGCCCCGGCCGTAAGTACCGCGCATATCCGCCTCCCACTCGCCGTCGCGGGAATAGCCGCCGTCTTCAGCCATCTCGATCTTGTAGGTATTCTTGATGGAGCTGGTCAGTTTCTGGATCGCGTCGAGGTCGCCTGCAGACATTTCGCGCTTCTCGGCGATTTCGTCCAGCTCTTTGCAGAGCATTTCGCGGAGATTCCTCAGATCATACATATCGCTTCCTCCTTTCATGCTACGCGCTCGACGGTAAGATTGCTGTTTGCAAAATTAACCGCCTGCGTGCTGGTGTTTCGCATACCTACCGTCAGGCAGCAGCCTCTCGGCACGCTCACCTGTGCGGATACATAAACGTTGAAGTAGTTTTCTACCGCTGCCGGTGTCACAGTCGCCGTCGCGCTTGCCAGGGCTTCACCGTTGATGGCAAGTGCGGCCGTGATCGCCTCGACCGTGCCGCCGGTTGGAATTGCGATGTTGCCGCCGTAGGAGACTTTGAAAACTGCTTTACACTGATTCGTCAGCCCGCGAAGCGTGACAAGGCCGCTGCCCTCGCGGTGCACGATGCACGGCTTGCTGCTCACTGCCGTTTCCGCCAGCGGGACGTTCTGCCCGGCGGCGACGCCGACGATGTTGGAATTCGTAAACTCAGCCAATTCCAAACACCCCGCTTCCCGAATTGCCTGCTTTGCAGTAGTTCAAAATCGGCTCCATCGCCGTCTTCATCGCCTCTGCGCAGCTCGGCTGCTCCATTTCGTCCACCGTTTTCAGGATACAGGCGTATGTGTAGAGATCCGTGATGTTCATCTTGTACAGATCCACGCCCATCAGGTGATCGATGAATTTCTTCTTGAGTTCCTTATATGTTGCCATAAAATCATTCCTTTCATAAAAAATACAGCGGCGGGACGATTGCCCCGCCGCGTTGCTATCGAGTATCGGCAATGGGGGCCGACCATTTTCGTGAGGCCACGAAAAAGCTCTACGATGTGGAGTTGTTACGCGCAGTTGCCGCAGCCGTAGTTGTAACCGCTGTTGCATCCTGCGTACTGGTACGGGGCCGGAACGCTGAATGCCGGAACAGGGCGCGGGTTGTAATATGCCAACTGCCCGCTCACATAGTTACGCAGATCGAGCGTCTGAGCGTTCTGGCTTGCCGCAAGCTGCGCAACAAAGAGCTGCTGGTTCTGCTCGGCGATCTTCGCGTCCTTCGCCGCAAGCTCCTGCGCCGTCAGACGCTGGTCGATGCTGCGGAAGCCGCAGTTCATGGCGTCGATGATGTCGCGGGTGGTGTTCTGCACGGTGTTGCGGGTGTCGCACGCCTGCGTCGCCATGTCATAGCGCACCTGGGCGATTGCAGCGCGGTTTTCACAGCAGCACTCCTGTGCCTGCATCGCCATGTTGTTCAGCTGCTGCATAAGCGCGGCCTGCTGGTTGCAGCGGGAAAGCTCGGCCTGCGAGAAGCCGGACGTCACCGCCTGTGTAACGCCTGCAAAACCGTTGAGCATACCCGTATTCATGGCGTAGAAGCCATCACAGATACCGTTGTTTACGTTGTCAAGCTTGCGCTCGATGTTGGAGAAGTCAGAGGCCAGCACATAGCCGTCTACAACGCCGCCGGAATTCCTGCCGTTGTTGCCGAATCCGTTTCCGTTGCCGCCCCAGCCGCAGAAAATGGCAAGGAACAGGATGATGATCCACCAGCCATTATCGCCGCCGAAGCCGCCCCAGCCGCCACCTGTCATGCCGGTAGGCGCGACGGGCATTGTCATGGTCGGGGAGCCGTCATTCAAACTCATTTTTTTCATTCCTTTCGTAGATTCAAAAGATTTATCTCAATCGTGGCCACGATTTTGATCGTTCAACTGTTCGGAATTCCCGAACTATTGCAGCAGTTGCCGGAATTGCCCCGCCACCTGCTGCAGCTGATTCAACTGCTGCTGCGAGATTTTCCCGCTTTGTACCAGCTTTTCGACCTCCGCTTTCGGGTCGCCCTGAAATGTCTGTTGGAACTGCCGGAATTGCTGCACCATATTTTGGAACTGTCCCATCTGGCCGGGCATCTGCCCGCCGCCGAGGGCCTGAAACAGGGGGTTAGCCATCGCTTTCAGCCTCCTTTGTCTTTCTCGCCGGTCTGACGCTTGGAGCGGCCAGCTTCGCCACAAGCTCGTCGAACTCCTTGCGCGTCACGTATTCCTCCATCATGCCTTTTCGCGCCGCTGTGTGCGTTACAACGGCCTGTGCACGCTCTACGAGATCGTAGGTTGTCATGGCCGGTTTCCCGCTCGCGTCGGCCTTTTTCACGTACACGACAGGCGCATTCATATCCCAGAGCGTAACGGCGTTGTTAGGCGCGACAATAAAGTCGTTCGCCGCCTGCTCGTTCGGAACCCAGATGATCGACTGATTCTGTGGCTGCTGGGGCTGCGGTTGGTAAGCCGGCATCTGCGGCGCGGGCTGATACTGCGGACGCATCTGCATCTGCGGCTCCTGCATCTGCGGCATGGGCGGCTGATTGTAAATCGGCTGCTGATACACATACGGCTGTTGTCCAAACATCATGCTTCCTCCTTTGCCCAATAAAACAGTGGAATTTCACTCCCAGAATCCCACGTGTCAAAATACGTCCCATCCTCCACGCACACAACGTGGCTTGACAACGCCAGCACATACACGCCGCGCGGATGATCTGCGCAGAAATCCGAGACGGTATAGCAGTCCGGGCACGTGTTCGGGATCACGTTCCGGGTAAAGCCCTGCTGCCGGAGGTATGCGCTCCACACGCTGTTTGCGCTCGGCAGATCGCCCATGATGAGCCCCTGCAGGCACAGGCCGATATACACCTCGTCCCAGCTCTTCCCGGTCGCCTTTGCGATAGCCCGGACGGTGCAGTCCCCGACCTTCTGCCCGGCGGGATTTGGATTGAAATAAGAAAAGCCCATACCGAACACTCCTTTGATGTGTCCAGTATGGGCTTTTTTGCGTTTTGATGTGCCTCAGCTGCGTATCACTTGTGCATCATTTCCGCTCAGTTTGGAAGACTGCCGGACGCAGCCTTCATCCGCGCCATGATCTCCGGCAGGCGTCGCTGTACCGTGGCGCGGCCAAGATACAATTCTGTTGCAACGTCCACTTGCGGGAGCTTGTCCACGAAGTAAAGCTGCGCGATCTTCTCGTTTTCCCGGCCAAGATTGGCCTGATAGATCACGGCCTCCATATCCTTGCGTGTCAGGCGGCCCAGCTCTGGCGGCAGCTTGGCCCGCGCCTGCGGCGACATACGCCCCGCCTCCTTACTTTTCCTTGTGCTTCAGCACGGCGATATTGCCCTTGTTGCCGACTTCGAGATCCAGCGCAGCGGCCAGATCGCGCACCTTGACGTAGTTCGTGCCGTTCTTCAGGATGCGCTCAACGGTGACTTCCTTTCCGTCGATGATGATCTTGCTCTTTTCTACCATTTCGGTTTCCTCCTCTGCATTTTTTCCATCTTCGAGGGCCATCACGGTATGGCCCTCGCTTACCAGCACGTCCCCGCGCAGGAGATTGGCGTCCGTCGTCAGATACTTGCTGCCGGTCAGCAGCACAAAATCTCCCGTTGCTGGCCAATCGTGCAGCATGCAGTATGTCGTGCAGCTGTTGCCCTGCCGACGGTAGAGCGCTTCGACCGACGCGCAGCCTGCGGCCACAGCGCAGAGCATCATGAGCGCGGAGCAGTCCGTCTCCACAGGCTTTGCGATCCTGCTCACGTCCCACCCGACGGCTCTGGCTGCCTCATACGCCGTGTTCCTGTTGTCCATGTCGTATCCGATGTTCCGGTTCTTAATGGCCGCCTCGCACGTCTGCGCGGCCCGCTCGGCCTTTTTGCGGCTCTTGTAGCGCAAGATGCCGAGCCAGCGGCCATTGTACCAGTTGGAGATATTCAGCTCCCGCCCGGTCTGATTGCCTGGCTGCTGGTTGCGTCCTCCGGTTTCCCCAAGACTGGCCTGTCCGATCTTGATGCTCATTTCTGCGCATCCTCCTTCGTGGCGTTGTCAATCGCGTCCTGCGCTTTCTGGCTCTGTGTGCCAAAGTAAAACGCGATCACGACGGTATACACCATCATAAAGTCCTGCGAGATCTTCCCGGCGACTGCCATGTACGCAAATACCGCCGTCAGCACCAGCGTGACGATGGACTTGACACTCAGCAGATTGCCGAGCCGCTTTTTGATGTTTTCCATAAGTATGCTCCTTTCAATCTTTCAGCACGATCTCCGCGATGCGTGCTGCCGCTTCCGGGCCGTACTTTTCGGCCCATTTATCCATGTACTTCTGCGCGTACTTCGCGCGGTTCTCATTTTTGGCTTTCCAGAGGTAAAAGCCGCTGGAGGACGTTGTTTCGGCCAGCACCGCAAGCGTGATCTCCGTCAGATCTGCGCCTGCCGCGCAGGCGATGATGAGCGCGAGGCTGACGAGCGCGCTGCAAATCAGCCATTTTTTACTGAATTCCATTACTGTGTCCGCATTGCGCCTCCAGCTGGTGCAGGAATTTTTTCACATCGCCGTTCCCGCCGAGTGTGACGTATTTCTGCCCGGCAATCAGACGTTCAGCCATTGGCATTTCCTCCGACATGATGGTTAGCCGGAGGATTGCCAGATACTGTTCGTCCTGATGCTCCTGCATTTTCCCGAGCTTTTTGTCGATCTCTGCAAGATGCGTTTCCTGCGTCGTGGCCTTGCCGCGCTTTTTCTGTATCGCGCCGACGACGGCGTTTACTACCGCCGTCAGCGCAGACGAGCCGAGCACGGCGCAGACGAGGGTAACGATGATGGTCTTGGTGTCCATGGTGTTCTCCCTTTTCCGGTTTTCGGCGTTCACATCGCAACGATGTAACTCGCATAATCCTTCCATCCGTCGGCAGCTTTATACGCCGCGACCGATGCAGCCGGGACTTTGATGGTAAATCCCGCTGTGCTCGAGCGGAACACGCTACTTCCGAGTGTTGGAGGCGTTGCAGCCAAGCATGTAACCGATGCAAGTTGCCTACAGTAGCCGAAAGCCCTGTCCCCGATCTCTGTTACCGTATCCGGTATAGTGATCTGCTTAATCATTGCACTCATAAAGCACCGGTTTTCTATCTTGGTGAGATTTTGTGGCAGGATGATATTGATTGGCAGTTCTTCATCCGTTGCATTATTGTAGACTGGCTGAACATCTTCAAACGCACTAGTTGGAAGCACTGTCACAAGTGGCGGAACTGTCAGCGTTGCGATGGCTGCACCACTAAAGCATGCATCCCATAACTCACTGATCGTATTTGGCAGAACCAGCCCGTGTACCAATGCCTGGTTAAACGCCATTGATTCTATTACCGTGATGTTATTTGAAGCATCACTACAGTCAAGGTTTTGTAGTCGGCGCTGCCCTGCGAACTCATACGCGTAGATTGCCGTGTGGTTATAGAGTTTTGCGCGCTTGATATAGTGGCCTGGGTTGCCGCTTGTGATATCCCCCATCGCAATATACTCTGCTTCCATGTACGGTGTAGTCGGTGCGGATTTTATTCCGCTGATCGCGCCTGCAATCCCTTCGATGGTCTGTGCCGCTGGGGCTGTGCCGCCTTTGGCCTCCACTGCGTCATACGCCGCGCCGACTGCCGTGATAATGCGGCTTATCTGCGTCTGTACGCTCATGTCGGCCTCCTTAAATCGCGGCGAGAGCGTTTTCGATGTCGTCCGTCAGGCTGACGGTGCCGCCGGAGGTATAGCCTGCGGGAATGTCTACGCTGGTCTGCGTGAGGCCGTCGATGGTCTTCGCAATCGCGCCGTTGTTGGCCATGGTGCCCTCGACCTTGCTGCCGTCGGCCAGCACGATAAACTTGCCGTCCAGCACGTCAGCCGCTCCGGCAGTCACGCCGGAAACGTCCTTGTACTTGTCGGGGATCGCGCCGACCGTGACCTTGCCGAGGACTTTGCCCTTCGTGGGCGTAATGTCCTGCGCGGCCTCGGCAGGCGTGGCGGACTTGTTTTCCAGCACGACGGATACCTTGCCCGTGCCGGAGTGCTTACCGGCGGGTACAGTATACTCCTGATTGCCTGTCGTCGCGTCCAGGACCTTTTCGACCGCGCCGTTGTCCGGCATGGTGCCTGCCTGCGTCACGCCGTCGGCATCGATAAAGACTTTATTCGCCAGCACGTCGCCGGGCGCGGCGGTCGTCGCACTGACGTCCTGGAAGTTTTCCGGAATTGCGCCGACTGTGACGCCGGACAGGCCGTAATAACCAGCGTCAGGCGTGACGGACTGCTGTTCCTTGGTGGGTGTGACGGTCTTGGCCTGCAAGTTGTAGTTGCCGCCGCCGGACACGCCCTTGACCGTGCCGGAGCCGTTGTGATAGCCCGCCGGGATGGTGTAGGATTCGCCCTCTTTGACGTTCGCGTCTACCGCGCCCTGATTTTTGATTCCGTTGATCTCCGTAGCCAGCGCGTCAAACTTGTCCGTGCTGGTGCCGAGGCCAAGCGCGACCATTTTGTTGCGGATGGTGTTGCGTGCGGTTTGAAGCCGGGTAATTTCGGTTTGTGTGCTCATGTAATCACTCCTTAATCTCGTACAGATTATTCGTTTGCCATTTTAATGTATGTGGTGGTATCGTCCGAATAGCTGATCGTCGGTAGCGTCGTGCCGCCCAGAGCGGCGTACAACGCCGGGTACTGCGTCTGGCTGAATGTAGAGCCGTCACATGCGTGCCATGGGGCAGAGAGGACGCGGACGGTCGTGAGGATGTCACCGACGTGATAATTCGGCTCCGACAGCTTCCCGAATGCCTCATTTACCATCGGGTTCGCCGGTGCGTCGCCCGCTCGCCAGATCTTTGCGGCGCTCTGTTCCGTCAGCAGGTTCCCGGCTGTGAGCGGCGTTCCGGCCTCCAGCGGCTCGTCCTCTGGGCGAATCCATTCATAGCGCAGGCGGTTACCGCTCGCGTCATATACCCCGTACCGGACAGCGCCGTTCGCAAGATCGTTTGTGCCCTGTCTGTCCTGCATAGTTATTCCTCCAATGCCTTGATGTAGGCATTGCTTCTTGTGTCCGTCCCGATGGTAGGGATTTCTTTTCCCGCCGCGCTATAATCGCAGTACGCCAGCCCATTCGATGATATGTATGCCGCCTCCCCGTCCGGCGATAGTGCAATACTGTCAACGCTGCTCCCCAGTACGTCTCCATATACCGGGCCGGATGCTGGAGCGCTGATTGCAATGATCTTTTCCGCTCGATCAGCACTTTCAGATTCGCTTGCGGTTTCCGAAAGCACCAAAAGCCCGTTTTCGTATTTGCCGTTCGTATAGTTGTCGAGCGAGTAACTATCGGTTTTGTAGGAAACTACCTTCCCGTTTTCCCACGTTGCACCGTAGTCCGCAGAATACCTGTATACCATATATCCGCTATACATCGTGGTTCCCGCACCAGAGAAAGCAGCGTTCACCAGTGCAAAAAAAGCAATTATATTTGCCCCACAATGGTAAGCTGACATTAGGGCGTGATAGGTGTACGTCGACGGCTGGTTGAAGGACGGAGTTAATTCTTTGATGTTTACGCTGCTGACTGCCTCCCACGTCGGGTTGATCAGGTTTTTTGCCTTTGAAGTCTCCAGTATGCCGCTGGTGCTACAGTTCAGCTTGTAAAAGCAGTCCTTTTCTTCGGCGTAAAATACAATTCCGCTGATAAAATCTGGGATGCTTACTATTTCCTTTGTTGTTTGGTTTACGTAGCTGGCACTTACTTTTCTTCCCGTGTAATTGTTATAGGCTCCGTATTCGCCTCTTACTACGTAGATATACAGAACGTTTGGCGTAATAAACATCTTCAGTCCAGCGCTTCCAGGCAGGCCGCCGCTTGCATATAGCGCAAACGGCGTATCGAGGCTATGCGTTGTGTACACTCCGTTTACCTCTGTGGAGTCTCCGGAAAAAACAGCGTAATAAGTGCCGTTTGCATACTGCACATCCGATACCAGCGAGAGTCCGGTCGGCATATCCGCCTGCTGCGTCCACGTCCCCAAATCGGGCGACGTCCAGAACTTTCTGCCGTACAGGCCGACCCATTCCCCATTCAGATACCACACAGCTACAGGTTGAATATTCGATGTCTTCAACGCCCACGGAAGCGGTGCAGCAGAGCTTCTGAGCACAGAAAACAGTTTTGGATACTGCTCCTGCGATACAGTGCGCCCGTCGCACGGGAGCCATGCGTCGGACAGGTCTGTGCGGGCGGTGATAGCGATATCGCCGACTTTGGCTGTGCCCTCCGCAATCTTGCCGAGCGCGTCGTTGACTGTCGGGTCCTCCGGCCTTGTGGTTGCGTTCGGCCAGAGCTTGGCGGCAGTGGTATCGGATAGCAGATTCGCCTTGTTGAGAGGCGTGCCCTCAACTGTTGGCTCGTCCATACGTTTCATGTACTCGTAGTGATCAAGACTACCGTCGGAATTGTAGATGCCATATCGAATAGCACCGTTGGAAAGGACTTTTGTAGGTTGACGATCTTTCATATCAAGCCTCCTGTCGCGCATTCCGCAGCGCCGGTGTAGTGGAACGCCTTTGTGATGTTGTCGATCAGTTCCTCGCAGAGCGCAAGAATGCGCTCGATGTCGTTTGCGCCGGTGTAGGTCAGCCGGTCGAGGCCGGGCGCATCCGGTGTTCCTTCGGGGTATGCCAGTGCGTCCCGGATGGACTGCACCTGCTTGCGGTATGCCTCGGCCTGTGAGGCCGTTATAATGTCCGTTACGGCCCAATCTGTTTTTGCAGACCATGTGATACTCATGCCGCAGATCGGTGCAAGACGCGCCGCCAGATAATTCAGGGCGGTTCCCACGCGATTCATGTCGCTTGCGTTGTACGCGCCCTTCATCCCAGCCAGCCATTCCGCCTGCTCGGCTGCGGTCATGGCAGCAAAGCCCTTCGCGGCCAGCGCCTTGACGTGCTCCACGTCCGCCTGCGTCCGGTCGGTGACGAGGGTGTCAATGATGGTACTCATGTGTCATCCCTCACAGAGCCGCCAGCAGGGCGTTGATGTTGCCGACCTCCGTATACACGGCGGCGGACGTTACGGGCTTGGTGTTGTCCTTTTCGACTGCGTCCGCCGTATCGACGGACAGGGTGTTCGTTTCTGCGTCCAGCTTGAGGCCGGGGCCGATGTTGTAGCCGCCGGAGCCACCGTCAGCGCGCACGGAAACGTTAAAGGAAACGTCGATCGGATCGCGGTTCTTGAGTTCAAATTCAATGCCGCCCATCACAGCACCACCTTTGACAGCGCGTGTTCTACGTCAATCTGCTGGATCATGGAGCCGATCACGTCCCCGCTCTTGAATTTTACACGGACTTGCATCTTGCACAGCTTCGGCAGCTTGAATGTCTCCTGCTGCGTCAGCGGAAAATGGAATTTGCCGTCCGAATATGTCACTTCGCCGGGATAATTCTTCTGCAAATACAGCAGCGATACTTCCACAGCGGAAATATCCGCGATATTCAGCGGCTGCCCGTTGTTCGTGATTCCAATGTCGATAGCATAAGCATCGCCTTGTACCATGTCTGCACCTCCGTTTCTATGTTCCTACGATCTCACATTCGGCTGCAGCAATGCCGCTAAGCCGGATGTTCATGCTTTTGATCGTTCCTGTTATATTTGTACTCCACATAGTAGGCGTTTTGACGTAATCTCCCGGAGCTTCGCTGTCCATGACGATCTTCACGCTCTGCGTCTGCCTGCGCATGTAATAGTCGTACACATGCTGTGCCACGGCCTCAATATTTTCACTGTTTACAAGCGTTGCTTCCTTGACCTCAACAATGTTTGGCTTCGTCTGCGTGGTAACTTCCGGGTTCGTCTTCGTTGTAACGCTCGTTGTGTGGTAGTACGTTTTACCGCCGACCTCCACGCTTTCCCCGCTGCCGGATGTGCTATAGGTGTGCGCCGTTACGCGGATCTCCGTCACGATTGCCGCTGTCTCTACGCTGCTTCCGGTATATATCCGGTCTTCTGGAATAACTGCCGGTGTGGACTGCGTGAGCCGTCTAACGCGAATACCACGCACGGCGCTTGTGTCGATCGTCGCCCGCAGCGCGAACACGATCTGCTGCAATGCCTCGCGCTTTGTGCAGTCCGGGATATATCCGGTAACAGTCTCGCTTTCCAACGCGGGATCGTAGTCAAGCGAAAAATGCCCGCCCAGAATCTCTGTAATCAGCGTTTTCGCCGATTTCGCGCTATAAACAGCCGCAGAGAAAGGTTCATCGTCCAGAACACCGAGCGCGTCATGGCAGGACACGTCATACAGGCTTGCGCTGGAACGGGACGAGCTTTTGATATAGAACACGCCAATCAGGCTATCCGAATCATACGCGCTGACCGGCTGCTTCTCCTGAAAGATAAAATCAATGTTTTCCGTGTTGTCGAGCGTGAAGTCAAGCGTGTTGATCTCCACATCGTCAGAAATCACGCTGATCCCCTCTGTTACTCTGACGCTGCGGAGGTCTTCCCGCTCGAACTCCCGGACAATACCGAAGAAAATCTGCCGGATTTTTGCGAACCGGTACGGCAAGCTGGTCTTCGTGATCTCGATAACCAGTTTGTTGTACGCTGTCACGGCCTTTGCACAGAAGTATTTCTGCGTGTCTGGGGTAAATGCCTCCGTCGCAATTTGCGTATCGTCCCGGTAAAATGTCAGCGTCAGGCCGCTGCAATACTCGCCCGCGTCCTCGCCGAAAAAGAAGAAGATACCGGGAGAAGAATATGTGCCGTCAAGCGTTACCGTAAGCGTTGGGTTCGTGTCAAATGTGCAGTCTGCCTTGCTCTGTGCCGTTGACCAGAATGCAACCGTTTCGTTCGTCCTGATCTTCCTCGTCCCGTCAAGGATCCACTGATTTAACTCGTTCGTAGAAATCAGCATGGGAGAAGAACTGTGCATGAGCGCGGGAATGTCGGAAAAGCTCTGTGCGCCGCCGCTCGCGGCCTGTGCAGCATCGGCAGCGCCTACCGCAACGTCTTCATATACGACCTTTACGCTCATGCAGGTGTCCTCTTCGGCTTCATCGCCACAAAATTAACAGAAAGATTCTGCCAGTTGCTCCGATCATCGTTCTTGGAGACAAGCTCGTCCTCTCCATTTGCCACATACGCATCAAATGTCACGGTTGTTTGTGCATACGGGACGGTCAGAACGTGGCTGTCAACTGGTGCGGAAATCGCCTCGTAAAACTCGTCATATTCCGCAAGGTCGGAGGAAACAGGATCGATTTCCATGCTATAGTTGTAATATGTGCCGATGATATCGCGCTTCATCGCGCCGGTCATGACGCGCCCGGCGTTGTCTCCGTCAAGGACGGAGAACGAACGCTTTAAGGACACGACATGCAGGTTCGGGTATGCTTTCCCATCTAGGGACAGTACGCTTGTCATGTTCTCACCCCCGCCAGACGAACGCCGACACGCTGCGTCTCATCGTTGTTCGCCGTATATACCGCGCGGGCAAACTCGCGCTTATCGACCTGCATCACGACTGTAATGTTCCGGCCTCCCATTCCGCCCGTTTCAGCCATGGCCTGCTTGAATGCCTGCACCATCGTAGCAAGCGGCGTTTCGATGTTCGTACCGCTCTTCTGATCACCCAGAACCGCGAGAAATTCACTGTTCGGCGGGATAACCGCGCCGGAGGCTAGGCGAGGCAACGATACCCGCGTAACGGGCGGAATGTTTACGCCAAATGTTCTCCCGCCAAGGAGCGGAACCCAGTCCGGAATATTTACCTGAATCTTATTCAGTGCAGAAATTAAGAGGTTGATGCCATCAATAATAAGGTTGATCGCCCCCTCAATTGTTCCGACAATCAGGTTCCAGATACCTTTCAAGACATCAAGAACGCCATTCCACGCCTTTTTCCAATCGCCGGTAAATACGCCGGAAATGAACGTGATAAGCCCGCTAAGGATCTTCTTCCACGACTCGTACTGATCTCCGAACAGTTTTCCAATCGTTTCAAAGATGTTTGCAAGCGCCGGGTTTTTGCTGCGCAGCCATTCAACAAACGCATTCCACGCGTCCTTGATGGAGTTTACAATCGCGTTCCACGCTTGCTTGAGTCCTGCCCAGATTTGCTTCGCACCTTCCGCAGCAAGTTTCAGATCGCCCGTGAACACGCCCTTGAAGAACTTCCCGAAGCCTTCGACAACATCTTTCAGGCCGTTAATAAGTTCTTCGCCGTGGCCGGTAAAGGAAACCAACGCCACAAGGATACCGACAATAGCAGCAATCAGAAGCGGAATCCAACTGCCAGTAAGAAGGCTGATTCCAAGCCCGGCTGCGAACAGTCCAGCAATGATCGTAAGCGTGTTTTCCAGATTAAAGCCGTTTTCAATCACATCTTTAATGCCGACAACCAGCATCGCAAGGCCACCTGCCACAAGGGCAATGCCCGCTGCAATGGGGCCAAACGCAATAGCTAGCCCTCCTGCAAGTGCTGCGAGGCCGCCGAGCATTCCTAGGAAGTTCTCTAAATCGATACCGTTGTTCCATGCGTCAAGCCAGAAATAAACGAGTGCGAAGCCCCCGGCTGCCGCGAGTGCAAGCCCTCCGATTGTACTAAGGCTATCCGTAAATAAGCTTGCAATCTTCCACGCAAGAAGTCCGGCAGCAATCGCGCCGACGATGCCCAAGATATCGTTTAGCTTGTCCTCGGCCATATCAAGGCTTGAGAAGTCAGGTGAAATCGCATCGGAAGCAGACGTGCCACTGCCGCCACCGCCGCCAGCTCCCGCATTATTGCTGGTAAGCTGGTTGATTTCGTCAAATCCGGCCATGCTCTTTCCAGCGTCTTCTGCTGCTGCTCCGACTCCCTCTAGGGCTTTCTGCTCTTCGTTCAAGCCAGCCGCTGCGGTCTTCTGCGCAGACCAGCTTTTCCCGGAAAGCATACCGAAGAACTTTGCAATCGCCGTGACAACTTGTGCAAGGATATTCACGAGCTTTACAAAAACGGGAATAACCACTTCCAAAATTGGCTGTGCCAATGTCAGCAGCGATGCCTTCAGCCTCGCTACCGCCGCCCGCGCTTCTTCGTTCCGCATGATGGTTTTTCCGAGCCATGTCCGCAGGCTTTGCAGTGCCTTTGAAATAAGTGAGAACACAAGAATGCGCTTAAACAGGCCGCTGACGCGCTTCCCGAACGTGTCCATGCTCTTAGACGCCTTTTCGGAGGCTAACGCCATGCGCTCCGTCGCGCCGTGTGCACTCGTGATCTTCTCCGTAAGCTCGCCAGCCCGCGTTTTCGCCGCGTCAAGCGCTGCGGTCTGCTCGTTTACCTTGTCCGTGATTCTCGCGTATTTCCCGTCAAGGCTTTCGACAATCTTGTCTTGCTGCCTGAGCGCCGTTTCCTGCTCTTTAAGCTGCGCTGCAACTTCGGCCTGTCGGGAATACGCTGCAATGTAATCGTCAGGCGATGCAGAAACATTACCGGAAGTCACGTCCTTGATCCTGCTTGCCTCGTCTTTCAGCGACTTAATCGCCGCCTCCGTCTGCTTTGCGGCTTCCTTTGCAGCGTCGAGCTGCGCCTTGATTCCGCTCTGCTCGCCGGTGCTTTTGTTCAGCTCTTCCTCCATCTTGTCGATTTTTTTTGTGAGGCTATCAAGCTCTTTTTGCGCGTTTTTTGCGTCAACTTCCGCTTTTACTACAATTTTCCCATCTGCCATATAATCACCACCAATATAACGGGTTGAAATTTCTTATTTTTTGTGATATCTTCCAAATAAGGGAGGAATGAAAAATGAATGAATGTATCATCGAAATCAGCCGAGACAACGCAAATCTAGGCCGCTCCATCACCGTCGGTGTTTGCCTTGACGGTGGAGAAGTCGGAACGCTGAAAAACGGGGAAGAAATCCGTGTATCCGCGTATCCGGGCAAACATGAGCTTGCATTTTACCGATACGGAAGATTGGATAAAACCGTTTCTTTCGTCATTGCAGAGAACCAAGCCCACGCATTTTTTACTGTACGCATAGACCGTTCTAACCATATTGATGTTGTAAACGGCCTGAAATCCAAGCAGCACGGTAAGAAACCGAGCGGCTGCCTGACTGCGTTGGTTGTCACCGCTGCCGTTGTCTGCGCTGTCCTGCTCCTAAGCTCTATCTTTGGAAAGAGCAGCGACACGCCAAAGAAAGTCGATACCGTGCAGCCGTCAGCAGCTTCGCAGCCGGTGCAGGAGCAGCAAACCGTTTTCTCTGTTGGGGAAACGGTCGAGCTGAACAACGTTTCCGCTACGCTTTTAAACGTTACGGAGAATTCCGGCGGAAACTATTCAACGCCAGCGGACGGGAAAGAATTCGTTATTTGTGAATTCGAGATCGAGAACAATTCTTCATCTGATATCGCCGTCAGCACAGTGCTTTCCTTTGACGCTTATTTTGACAGCTACGCAACAACGTTAAGCCTCGGTGCAATCCTTAGCGTAAACGAACCGCAGCTTGACGGAACTGTTGCAGCCGGAAAGAAAATGAAAGGCGTTGTCGGCTATGAGGTATCCCCTGACTGGTCGGAGCTTGAAATCCGATACTCGCCGTCTTTCTGGGGCAGAGAAATCATTTTCCAGTATAAAAAATAACGTTTTCGTGATTGGCCGTCCCGCTTTGGGGCGGTCAATCTTTTTTCCCGATGCCCCACGCGGCAAGCACGTTTTTCTCCGCTTCCGTGTAATTCGTTTTCAGGTCGATAATGTCGCGGTTCCTGCGGTAAAACTCCCGATCCTGCTTGTCAAGCGTTTTCCCTCGCGCCCGCTTATCGCGGATGCGCACGACTTGTGCAAATAGGCAATCGCCGATCTCCTGATAATATGATAAGAACGAATACCAGTGCAGATACGGCAGCGCCCGGATTTCACAGCCCGCGATTCTGTTTACCGGGGCAATGATCATGTCGAAATCCTGTTCCCACGACATTAGCACCGGCTCTTTCTGCTTCGGCTTCTTCTCTTGCCCCCGGTCGATAAACCGGAAGCACTGATTCAGCGCCTCTTGATAGTCGCTGTACGGCATTTCCGGGAACGCGAGATAGAAGATATCAAGCGCAACTTCTGATTTGTCTCGCTCGTCCAGCTCGTTATCAGAAAGGGCGGTGAGGATATCCAGCACCGCCCTATAATCTGACTGGATTTCGTATTCTGTTCCGTTGACCTTAACCGAAGTCGGCAAGGAATAGATCACTTTCTCCATCTCTCCGTATATTTAGTAATTCTTGGGTTCGTCAGTTTGCGTTCCCGCGCAAACGTGGTGTCGATCTGGTCAATGACGGCAAGCATCAGATTGCACCAGACCGGCAGGCCGTCTGCAAGCGCATAGACATTCATGCCGCCGAAAAGCGCACTGCATACCGGCTTATCGAAAAGGCCATCGACCATTTCTCGCATTTCCGCATCTCTGCGCCGCGCAATCTCGAAGATTTCTTTCTTGTCTGAGCACTTGTCGATCTCAGCCTTGTATGCTTCCTGCTTCTTGTCCAGTTCGTCAAACGTATCAAAAATACGCTCGACAAACGCGCTGTCGGTAGGGTTGAAATACACCTTGATTGCATCGTTCAGGTTGAATTCAACAATGCCGGTGTCAAATCTGATATCTTCCATCTAGCCTTCCTCCTTACGCTGCTTCGTCCGGCGTGAATGTTACCGTGCCGTTTGCGCCGACTGCTGCCGTGCCGGTGGTTCTCGTACCGCCAAGCGTCACATCGAACGGCATGCCGACAAAGCCGCCACCCTCACCGCCGAGGCTTGCGGGCTTTACCATTGTGCCGTCGTAACGCTCCGCAAAGACTGCCGTCTTGGCCGTGCCTGCGTAAAAATGAACGATGAGCACGTCCTGATTCGCCAGTGCTGCTGCGTCCTGGTCTTTGACAGCCAGGTTCCACAGCTTGACAAGCGCCGCGTCGCCTGCGTCCAGCTCGCACGGGTCAAAGCTCTGCGTGATGATGGGCTTCTTCATGGTGGTTCTTGTAGTGCCGAGGATATCCTTACTGGAATCCTCCTGCCAGTCGTACTCCATGCTGGAATCCGTGACGCGCTTGCCGAACGGAGACCAGACGGGCGTAGACGCCTCGCCGGTATTCAGGTATGCGATCAGCAATTCGCGGTCAATAGTCTGGCCAGCAGTGGTATTAAAGGTCATGTCTGCCATAGTTAAATCACCTCATATGTTAGTTTCATTAGAATTTGATGGTCCTCCGTGCCGTCCTCGTACCGGGCGAACAGGGCCGCGCGGCTGACCGCTTCCATGCGCCGGACACGCATACCGTCTCCCAGAGACGGCAGGTTCTGCATGGCCCAATCCCCGAAGCGGTTAAGCATGGCGTCGCATTTCAGGCGCTTGTCGTTGCTGTTGCCGGGGATAATGCGAGCGATGATCTTAAATTGATATTCCGCCTCATGCCCGCCGAGGATGTATTTCTGCGTGATGTACGCGCCCTGAATAGTGGACAGCGCCATGCTTGCGGAATCCGCAGCAAGAAATTCATAGTTGATCGTTGCGGCTGGCATATCGTCATCGGAAAAGGCGTTTGCCCAGATCATCATTTTGCGGGCAATGTCCTGCTCTTCCTCCACGGATACTAGCTTTTTCTGCTTTTCAGAAGCCATTTTTCACCGCCTTATCTGCAACTCGAATCCATTTGTCAATATTCTCAGCCTTTGAAGCCTCGAACCAGTGTGATTGCGCCTGCGCGTGTCCGGATGTCGTAAACACAAGGTTTTTGTCCGTCAGAACCTTCGTTCCGCCTTTCGGCGCGTAAGTGCTGCCGGTCTCCGGGTCTACCATGACTTTTCCGTAGTACAGGAACCGCGCGTATGGGCCGGGGTAGATAATCGCGTTTCCCTCGACCTGTGTTCTGCGGTCGAGGGAGCCAGTCAGGAACGGCACATATGGGCTTGTGTCCTTCCGCACCTGCGTTGCAACAATATGCTCTGCTTTGGTGCAGGCCTGCTCGAGCTTTTCCTGCAGCGCGTCAAATCCGTCTGCCTTTACGCTGAATTGCAGCATTACGAGCCTCCGACCTGCCAGTGCTGCATAGAAGGACTGCCGAAGTCCTTCATGTCCACCTTTGTCACTTTGTACACATCATCGTAAAGCATCTCGATCTGTTCTTCCGTCTTGTCCGGCTCGACTACTTCACCCTTTACAAAGAAGGTCGTGCCGCCGTTGCCGTCCGTGGAGAGCGTCCACAATCCGCTTTTGTCGTCAGCACGCCAGAACTCCTGCGGCCCGACGTAGCGCTTCTCAGCGCCCGTCACGCCGTCTACAGCAACCGCAGAGAACGGAATGTACAGATTCACCGCATCTGCGCCTTCAAGCCCGCTCGCGCGGACGTTAGCGGCTTTCGACGCTTGGAGCATTACGCCGCGAATCACTGTGATGTAGCGCTTCTGCGTGTCCTTGAAATCCTGGTCTTGCTCCTGCGTGACGTTGTAAATGGTTACAGTGTGGGGGGCGTACATGCAAAACACCTGCCTCTGTAAAGCAGCCCAGTATGGGCTAGATATTCACGCACTACGCTTGCAAGTGCGTTCTTCGCCTCGGAAGCTGCTTTCAATGCGGATACGGAAGAATCTCCGCCGCTGCGAAGCGTCCGGGAATAGCCGCCTACAGTCTCGCTCTGCAATTCTCCTTCGTCAGATGCAAGCCCGGCGGACACATTCTTTCTGGCAAGCTCCTGCGCCGTGTCGATCAGCATATACTGATCGACCAGAGCGCAGCAGCACATTTTAACGGCTTCGAGATCCGCGTAGTCTTTTACTCGGTTCTGCGTGTAATAATCGAGGAAGGAGCTGGCGCGGACGGCCAGACGCTGGAAATCCTCCTCATTGATGCTGCCGTAGTAGCAGCCGGAGTAAAATTCATAGTCGGCATAAATCATTCGTACCAGCTCCTTTCATTTTTTACGAACCGACCGTGACGGTAGCCGTGCCGGTCTTGGTGCTGTCCTGCTTCGACTTTGCAGTAACGGTAATGCTCGTGGACGTCTCATTGGACGCGACCGTCAGCACGCCGCCTTCCGTGATAGACGACTTTGCGCCGCTCTGGCTCCACTCGACGTCGCCACTTACAATGCCTTCACCCGCAACGGAGGCGGAAAATGCTTTGCTTGCGCCCTTCGTCACGGTCGCGGTTGCCGGGGAGACAGTCACAGTGGAGACCGTTCCAGCCTTGCCGTAGACCGAGAACGGGAACGGGTTGACAATGTCAACGTTATAAGCGTTTACCGGGTTCGCGATTTCCCAGCCAAGCCGCATGACCGCACGCAGCGCAACCATGTCGTTCTGCATGAGGTTATACGTGATGGCCTTCGTGGTCGGATCCTGAATGACGCCCTCGGTGAAGATCTTGAACGTCATGTCCTGCCGGATTGCATAGACCAACTGCGACCAGTCGCCGACGATCATCTGCGCCTGAGACGGGTCAAATGCGCCGTTCATCGGGAAGTACATATCCATGCCGTCAAGGCCATAGCGGGTCGCGCCCTGCATATCGGACTTGAAGATGGGCTGGCCGGTCGTGTCTTTCAAGCCGCGAAGCTTTCCACGCATCTGGATCGCGGACATAACGCCGTTCGGATTGAAGCCGTCAAGCTCGACCTTCGCGATCAGGCCGTTCTCGCCCATGATGTCGTCAAAGACGCTTGTGCCGACGGGTACGCCGTTACCGGCAGCGATGGCAGAGGGCACAACGCCATCTCGCCACGTGGTGGGCTTGTTCGTGCCAAACAGGATGGCAGCGTCAATTACCTTGCCGAAAGCCTCGGTCAGTCTAGGTCTTACCTCGCCCCAGATGTCATAATCTGCGTCATCCAGTGCTGCTTCGGGGATGGGGACGATAACCGCGATTTCCTCGGCATAGATTTTCTTCTTGTCCCACGCCATCTTCGTGGTCTGCTTGAAAGCTTCACCGGCTCCGGTATCAGTTGCTTCGCCGTTGACGAAGTACGCAGAGGGCAGCGCGTCCAGGACGTTGATGGTCTGCGTCTTGCTGGACATATTCGCCAGTCGCTTGCCCATGCGCAGGACTGCGGATTCCGCGATAGCGCCCTGCATGATCTCGCGGGTTACAGGTTCCGGAATAAGACCGGAAAGTGCATTTCTGTCAATAATATTCGGCATATGATTCTCCCTTCGTTATTTCAGAGCGCCCCGAATCAGGGCGTTCATCGTGCTGTTCATGTTTGTTTCTTTGGTTCCACCGCCTGCCGGTGCTGTCCAGTCGAACGTCGCCTTCTTGCGATTCGCTGTAAGCTCATCGACAGCCTGTTCAAACGTGGTCTTGTCGTTGACCATCTTCGAGGCCTTGAACGCGATAAACTCAGCGTCCTCGCCGGTCAGGCCTTTGCTCAGGACGTATTTGTCCCGCTTGAGCTGTTCGGCTTCAGCCTGCAATGCAGTCAGTGCCGCCTTGCTGTCTGCAAGGTCTTTCGCCTGTTTTGCCTGCCGTTCCTGTTCGGTCTGCTGGCTGTCTTTCCATGTCCGGTATGCGGTGATTTCTTCCTCGCTGGGGTACTTTCTCCGTTCTCGGTCAAGCCGCGTCTGAATCATCTTGTCAACATCGGCCTGCGTGAACGTCTTTTCCTGCTCAGGAGCAGTGATTCCCGTGCCCTGCACGTTGGGTTCTTCTGCCATAAAAATCTCCTTGTTTAACGACCTGTCGGTCAGTGTTGATAAATAAAAAGAGCCACCCTGTAAGAAAACCTTACAAGTTGGCTCATCGTGCCATTCCGCGCGCTCGATTGTGCTGCGGTATCTGTATTATTTTTTCAGCTCTTCCGCCTTGATGATCTGCGCCTTAACTGTTCCATCCTTCATGCGCTTCAGTTGGACGCGGAATCCGGCGGCAAGCGCCCGCTCGATTGCAGCTTTCAGTTTCTCGTCGATCAATACAGCACCTCCATTCTCTCCCGCTGTTCCGGAAGCCCCGCTGCCTTGCTGAACCTGCTATATTCTGCGTCCAGCCGCCGAAGCTTTATGTTCGCGGCGGTCGCGTCCTCGGAAAGCCCAGCTTCTTTGTATGCGTTTCTAAGCTTCTTCTGCGCGCGGATTTGCCGCTCTATGCGGCGCTGCATTTGCGTCGCTTCATATGCCGTGTAAGTCTTTCCGTCAAACGTGCAGCCAAGACCATCGTCGATATGCTCAAGCTGTTCGTCTGTGTAAGTCCGCTCCGAAACTCCCGGAATAAATGGGTATTTGTGATGCCTACAGTTTGCGCCAGTCAGGCCATCAACATATCCATAGCCGGTAGTCGATACAAGGTCATCGTAAAGCCCCAGCGGGTCAGGTTCGCCGCTTTCACTCTGGTAATAGACTTTCCCTTGCCAGTCTTTGTGACTTGACCACGGCGAAACGCCCGGCTTGTCACGCGCCCCAGAGTGCGCAGACACTTCAAAGTATCTCGTCTCAAGGTACTCGGCGCTTTGGTTTGTGTACTGGTCGCAGATCTGGTTCACGCCAGTCATGACAGCTCTCCGAACAGCAACGTCGATGTTGTCAACGTGTCCGCTTTCGTAGTTCACGACTTTCAACCCACCTGCAAGCTGCTGCACCGCAGACTTGATCGCTTGATTGTAGTTAATAGCACCGCTTTGAATCTGCATGACAGCTGAATCCAACGCCCACTGATATGCACGCGCAGGCGGGAGCCTCGTCCGCCCATTGTTTACCAGAAAGCCCATAGACTGCGTGATATTTCGCAACGTTTGCCGAGTTTGTTCGTAAACCGCCCACGTGTCTTCTACGCTCACCAGCGTTTCAGGCTGTGTCAGTCCCGCCATGTCGATAACCGATGTGTAATACTTCTGGTTTCTGGCAATAACATCGTCGAAAAGCTCATTGAGATTCTTCTCGCTGATTCCAGAAGTCTTGCGGATTGCTTTTTCAATCTCCTTCGTGTCGATACCATGCGAGCGAAGCGCCCGGATATCCTGTACTGTGACCTCGTTAAACTGATTTGCCAGTTTCAAGCGGCTGCATATCTCGTCGAGTAACGTATCCTCAAGAGCACGGTACAGTTCGGCGAGTTCTTCTGGGAGCGCGTCAAGCAGTTCCGGCGTGAACGGATATTTCATTTTGCACCCTCCGCTTCACGATCTCGTCATAGTGCGGCTTCACGCGAATAACATTCCAGTCGCACTCTTCCGGCACTCTGCCGTAGAATATCACCCATTCCGGCGATAGCCGCTTCATCATTTCCTCGTAGCCGCGCAGAAAAAGACGCTTGCTTTCCTTGTTCTGCTGTGTGCCTACCGAACTAACGGCAACTATCCCGCCGACAGGCTCACCATCAAAGCACCAATCGTAACTATCCTCGTCGCTCCAAGAAATAGAGGGGTATACTGTCATGCCGTGTAGCTGCCAATATGCAGCCAGCCAGTGCTTGCGATAATGGTTGTATATCTGCATTGAAAGCGGCATATCTGTGTAAGTGGAGAAGTCCGGCGCACACACCGCCGCAAACTGCGACAGCTTCGGAATGTATTTGTCCGGCGTGTTCCAGTATCGAATAAATTGGTAATCGTCCACAAAGAAATGCACGATCTTACTCGCCGGGTCTTTTTCCGTGTAATGGTAATTTACCGGGATAAACTCGCCCCGCGGATACGCCTTAACCGGCTCAACCTGCGGAATGTCGTACTTTCCAACGCCGGGGAATGTGAACTTGTCCAAATTTTCAAAGTTTATCATGGAAAATTGTTAAAAATTTCTTGTGAATAGCTTGCGTTTTATGTAAGCAACGCTTTCATATTCGCCCACACTAATTCTTTGGACATCAAAGCCCCGTGAGCGTATTTCGTTAAGTTGCTTGTTTAATTTGGTGACTTCTCTTGTTGGTGTGCTTCGGTCAACGCCGCTAAGATGCACAACGGCGGTATTCACATTTTCGAGGATGCCGTATTTGTCCTTTTTATTACCTTGCACCTGAACTGTTCCTTGACTGTTTTTCAAAACAGCGTGCGGCGTGCTTGTGTTTTCAATCCAGACAGTATTTTGCGAAAGTTTGGCGACATCGCTTTCTTTTGCAAAAAGCCGAGAGCCGACAGAAACTCCTTGCACCGTGCGAATATTATTCTTCTTAGTGGCAGGGCCGACACCTGCTCCACCTCTACCGCCCATCACTCAACCTCCGTTTCTTCCTCGGTCACCATGTCCTGTGCCTTTGGCAGCGCTGCCTTTGCGGTCGCCTCGTCTTCATTCATCCACTTCATGCGGAACTCCCAGTCGTTCATGATGCCTGCGCTGAGAAGCTGCATATCGCGGGAGAAATCAGTAGCTTTATCCTCTATGATGCTGTCATCAAAATCTATAGAGATTTCCACGTCTTCATTCAGCCCGGCGTTCATAGCCGTGTTCCCCAACCGAAGCAGAATGCGGCACAGCTCCACTAGCGCTTGTTCCAGCACAATTTCATGTTTCTTAATGGTGCGGAACATGGTGGAGTTTTCGCTGATAACTTGCGTTGCTGTCGCGACGCTGCCGCCGTCGAAACGGTAATAGGTCTCGCCGAAGCCGCACTTACTGGACAGTACATTCAGTTGGTCTTGAAGTCCTACATTCAGCTGCTCGGTTCTCAGCGTCGGAGAAATTGTCTCTACAACGTTCCCTTGCTGCGTATCCTCCGGAAGCAGATAGAAACGCCGGTCATTGTCATCAAGCGTCGGTTCATCATCTTCCCACCTTGTGGCGGGCATTTTGACCATCATCATCATCGGGCCGTTTTCAAACTCGTTGACGTAGCAGTCATAGGCACAGTCAACGCCGCGCAGAACGTCGATTGCATTTGCATACACAGGGATACCAACCGGAAGCAGGTAGTCAAGATTGTTTGCGATGTTCGGTCTGTCGATGACGAACTGCCTCTTGTCGCTTCCCGTATGTACCACAGGGGGAATTCGCTCAAAGCCCGGAACATCGGTGAGCAGTGCGTCGGCAAGCGTTTCGTTTTCGTATCGGTAAATGCTGTTCTCGATGACGTAAAGTCCGTTTTCGTCTTTCCGGTGAATCTGCAAATACAGATAGTTTTTTCCATCCCGTGTGACCACGCTGTCAAAAGCACACTCTGAAATAAAGCCATTCTGCCAAGCCAGCGGAAAAATGTGCTCAATGGTCACATAGTCAAGAGCGATACCGGAAACATCGCCCGGAACGGTCTCTCCGCTCTCGTTGACCGCTTGGCCGACCACACGAGGGATATACGCTACAGTTCCGAGTGCAGATTTCATTTCCTGCATTTCGTTCGCCTTGACCGTGAAGTTGTTCCCCGTCAGGACGCTATCAACGAACGCCTGTTCTTTCGGCCCCTCAAGTGTGATCTGGACTTTCTCGTTCATCAAGAGGTTCGCCCAGTCCTCACAAACCTTTTTCGCCATGCCGAGGCTTGCACGGTTGCACTTTGTCCACTTATGTCCGTTATATCGCCGGTATTGATGAAACCCCTTGACTTTGCCGACGTACCACGACTTCCAAAGGGACACATATGTATAGAATTCCTCTGGGATTGTCGTATACCCGAGTTCCTTTAATTTATCGATAACCGTCATGCAATAACTCCCATTCTACGGCTCACAGGCTCTAAGGCGTACCGCGTCGCATCAATCAAATGATTGTTTGCGTCTGGGTATCCGCTGATTATATCGCCGTCTTTGTTTCTTTCATATTCATAGCCCACGAACTCATCGTAGGCATGCGGCGTCCGTTTTCTATCAATGACAATCGTTCTTCTCTGCAAGAACTTCATACCGTATTCGACCGAGCCGGGCCCCTTGACAGCCTCATACGCAGGCAATCCCATTGCCCGGAGGTCAGCCACGCTCTTTGGCTCCGCGCTGTCACAGATGACACGCACATTGCCATATCCGCGCTGTTTGATTATCGTCGCACTCTGCTCGTTGGATAGTTTATTTTGATAAATCTCGTCTAACAGATATATCGTCTCTCTCGCCCGATCATAATGCAGCCGTATAAAAGCAAACGGGTCTGGGAACCAGCCAAAGTCCACTCCCTGATAGATTCGGTCAAAGCCTTTGACTTCTTCGTCTGTGATCTCCCGCAGCTCGATCCTGTCAAACACATTTCCGCCGGTTCCTACCGGGATACCGAGATACTCATGCTGATACGCGCGTTCATCTGTCTCTTTCAGGTGTTCCGCTTCTGCAAGAAACTGTTCTCCCAGCCATTCAGGCGGTGCTTGCAGATACGTGGACTTGTGACACAGCCGGTCGGCCCGTTCCTCCAAGCTGTCCTTGTTTGCCCAGTTATCGCGGCTGATCGGCGGGTTATAGCTTTCAAAGTTCCAGAACTTAGAGCCGCCGCGCATTGTAGACTGTAAGATCGTTCGTATTTCTGCACGCCCCGCGAACTGGTCTTTTTCCTCAAAATGCGTTACGGCAATGTACCCGAACGGCACTTTGATGGATTTGATCTTCATCGGGTCATCCGCACCCCGGAACATGATCTTCTGACCTGTAGGTTTATAAATCAGCTCCATCGGGGAAACCTTTGCTTCCCAATACGCCGCCATACCCAGCTCGCCGATTGCCCAGATATACTGTGCATAAACACTATCGCGGATCGTGTTTGCCACTTTGCGCAAGACGAGCGCGTGTGTGTTTGGGTTCTGAATCAGAATCAGCGGCACCAGCACCGACACCGTGGAAGACTTCAACGAGCCGCGCCCGCCGGTTAAATCATAATGCGTGTGACCGTGCTGAAACACATCACGAGCTACGCTGTAGAACGCAGGGCCGATTTTATCTGACAGACGGATTTCAGACATCAATGACTACCTTAACTGCGTCTGTAGTCAATTTTGTTTCGTTGACTTCACGCCAACCAAAATTGCACCCAAGGCTGAATTTCGCGCCGTTTGCACCGTCTTTGTCATACAGCCTCATTTCTGCGTATTCCTCGCATCTGGCCTTCGCGCGCGTAACCGTGTCCGCGAACTCTGGCCGCGCCTGATAGTCAAGTAGCGCCTGCCTGCCTGTAAACCCAAGCGCAAGCGCAAGCCCTGTAATTGTCGGCGGCTTCACATTGATGAAGATAGGGACGCCGTATTTGTCCCTCTGCTGTTCGCCGTCGATAATCAACGGTTCGCCTTCGCATTTTTCAAAGTAAGCGTCAATTGCCTTTTGCATCGCGCTTACACTTTTCCATTTTCTCGGCGCTCCTCCTGGCACACGCTCACCTCCTGTAAACTGTCACACGTTTTTTACAAATGTTCTTCAAACCCCGCCGCACAATATTCATACCACAGCAGTGGCATTTCTGCATTTTGTTCCTCATACAGCTTATCGAACATTTTGATTGCGCTGTAAATGTCAGAGCCATATTCTGCTTGCAGTTGCCCTCTGAATTTCTCGATTAAGCGCATACAGATTTTGATCCATCTGTCCATGTCTTGTTCCGTGTACGTCACTTGCATAAGCTCCTCCATTTGTCACCAGTCCCCCGCCCCAAGGGTGCATCTTGTTCACTCGATCTGCCCAAAACTGGTCACGCCGCCCCTTGATTTGCGTTTCTGTATCTCGGGTAAATATAAATATATTTATATTTACCCAAGAATACAGAAACAAGGAGGAGGGTGAAGAAGAGACGTAGATTGCCTCTACGCCTCTTATGATAAATGTTAAATTTGGCTCTGGGACGCAGACTTTTTCACAAAAGCCCTCTTTTTTGCCCCACAAGGCGAATAAATTGCCTGTGCCACTCCTGCGCGGTGCGTTCGGACACATAAACCGCCATCGCAGCGCCCTGCAGGGTATGCGTCCGCTTCCAAAGAACCAAATCTATGAGCCGGAGTCGCTCCGCGCCGTCAACGAGCTGTTCCGTCTCTGCGATTGCATCCGCAACGGCAGCGCGCTCGGCCTTCGTCATCAGCCCGCCGCCCTTATAGCTGCGGATCATCCATTTTGCATAGGCCCACCAGCCGTATCGCGGCGTGCTCATCAGTAATGTTGCCTCCCCTCCCGCTTTGCGCGGTTCGCATCGTGCAGCGTCCGCATACAGCCCCTTGTCGTTGCATATCTCGCCGCGTCCTTTGATTGCTCCTGCTTGTATCTGTCCGCCTCCCGGCGGAATGCTATGTATCGGGTGCAGTCCGTGTGACAGCCGGTGTGCCTGTCCGCACAGCCTTTGCACGGAGCCTGCACCGGTGTAAGCCCTAGATTTCCCTGCATTCGTCCACCCTCACACATACGCGTTTGCCGCCCACCTCGACGACGTAGCCCGTCCGGTTTGTCCTGTATTTGTATTTCTCGGCAGGATATATCCGCCCGCGAACGGGCCGCATTTCCGGGTATACCGGGATTGACCGTGTAATCAGGATCCGCACGCGCTCCGCCCGGCCCATCACAGCATCCCTATGTGCCGCCCAGGCGCACGCCTCGCTGCAAAAATTATATTTTGCCTTGTACTTCGACGGTGCGCGCATAAACGTTTTCCCGCAGGCATCGCACGTCAGCTGCATCGGCGGTCTTGGAGGCTTTCGCTGCGCCTTGCTCATAGCTTTACCCCCTTGACGTACTTATCAAAATACGTCACGGCGACAGCCATCGCCGCCCACATATCCGCAGAGAAGCCGTAGAAGAAGCCGGGGGCTTTCTTCGTGCCCTTGCCGAAACTCGGCTGACCGGGCGCGTAGCGGTCGACGAGGGCCTGCCGGATGTTTGCATCTTTGGCAGATAGCGAACCGCACAGATCCAGCTTTTCTTCCCGGCGGTAGATCCTCTTCGGCTCATATCCGCCAGACCTCAACGCGATTTCCCAGAATCGCCCGATCCAGACGCAGGTGTCGAACACCTCTTGCCCGACCGTCATGCCCATGCCCGCGATCATCTCAATCGCGACGTCTATGCAGTTCGCATAAAGCTTCCGATCCAGCATATCAGTCACTGCCGGATTCTCGATCTTCCCGGCCTCCAGCACGCGGCGAATTTCTTCGCCGTCGTGCTCTACGATAACATAGCCGGATTTCATATTCCCCGGATCAATCGCCAGAATTGTGCCCATCAGGCCACCTCCTTTGTTCAAAGTCTTTGCATTCCTCTCCGGAAAAGTACATCCGTTCAAATTCCTTCTCCGAGAACCGTTCTGCTTTGTGCTTCAAGCACCTGTACGGATAAACGTAGTTCTTTCTGTATTCCAGATTTTTGCATGTAAAACAGCAATCCTGCATCAACTTTCCTCCTCATGCATGGTTTACACTCCTGTTCCATGCCTCAACCGCTTCAATGTATGCGTTCGTGTTCCATGCTGTTTTCAGGGCAACGGATGTCCCGCATTTCCTGCACTTTACATTGAGCGTCATAATCTTTTTCCCGAAATTACACGAACCGCCTGTTTCTTCTACGTCACCGCCGCAGAACGGGCACGGTTTCAGTTCAGCCATCCTTCTTGCCCTCCATTTCCTGCAGCGCCTTTTTGGCCTCCTCGCGGGTGAGGAAAACCGTCTTGCCGACATCACGTGCATCCATAACGCCGCAGCGTGATGTGTTCAGCAGAGTTCTCCCATTAAGCGTGCTTATATCTGTCACAGTAAAACTGTAAACTTGCTCGACCGGGTGACTACAGAATGTCCAAAGCCCGTCGCCCACCTTGCACGGCAGCACGACCACGCGCCCGTCCTTGTCGGCCTCGGCAAGCTTGCGGATGTGCTTGAGCAATGTAAGCTGCTCAGTCAGCGTTTTTGATTCTTTCAGCGCGTAATCGAACAGCTCTCCTAGCGCAGTTACCTCTTTTGGCGTCAGCCCCGTATCCTCGTAGGCCGCGAGTCGCTCACACACCGCTATTTCAAACGGGCAATCCTTGATTTTGCACCCTCCGCCGTAGCACGGTTCTTTAAAGCAGCGCGGATAATAGGCGTGTTTATACGATGATTCGTTCCATTTAGTCAGTCGTTCCATGTCTCTTCCTCCACATAGCACCAGCTTTGTGGTGCTTTAGTAATCGCCGCTGGAATTATGCAATTTTCATCATAGATACAGGCTGTGCTTTCGTACCCACTTTTGTTGCATGATTTGCATTTTTTCCAAGTGTGAAATTCTATCAGTTCCTTCGGCGTATCGTAAATCTTGAGGTTGGATATGTGCCAGCCGTACAATCCATTTGCGCCGTTTGCATATTTTCGCATTTCCGCAGCAGACAAGCACGTGTGTAAAACATCATCCTCGTCCAGCCAAAATCTGCTGTTTGAAAAAAGGTTCGTTACCCTGTTGCAGGTAAACTCCCCGATAACCTTGCCATTCCCCCGATATGCTCCGCCGCATTTAGCAGCCTTGAAAACATCCGCTATTTTATCAGGATGGAGAGACCGTTCCCTTTCCTTCAAAATCCAAAGCATATCAGCGCTCTGCGTGCAGTAGATATAGCACTTAAACGGCGTATCCATCTTCGGGCGCGTCTTGCGCACCTCGATCGTTTTCTCTCCGCTTATGATCTTCTCGCACCACCTTGGTCTGATGCTGATTAAAACAGCTATCATGCCTTGTCTCCTTTCTCCGGTGCTCCCGGCAGCGGCATCCAGTCGGTAATCAAACCCTGCGGAACCTCCCAGTTGCGACACTCCCAACCGAGCCCCGGAATATACCGAGCCGCATCCACGATGCTTCCGCCTGCGTCCTTAAAAGCGATAAGGTATCGCTTAATATAATCTGCTGGCAGCTTCTCCTCCACGCTGATCCACTGCGGCACCTTCTCCCGCAGCGCCGCGCTCTCGGCGGTCAGGCGCTCGATCAAGTCAGCTGCACCAACCATCATGTCGCCCATACAATCCTCGCTGTCAAACAATGGGCATTTCGCACAAGTTTGTGCGTCTGTTCTGCGGGAGCATACCCGCAGCGCCTGCACGATTTCCTTGTCTGTCATAGTTTTCCTCTCCAATACTCATTAAATTTCTTTCCCGTGATAATCGGGCGGCACCATTCGCGCTGGAAACGTCGCCATTCCGGATCATACTTTCCGTCCTCTCCGCGAAACAGCATGGCATACGGCACAAATCCTGCTTGCATGGTCTGCGTCAGGCGCTTTTCAGCATCCTCAAAGCTGTCGCCCTCATACCCGACCAGCACATAGCAGCGCATGGTGTGGCTCGCTGGGCGAAATCCTGCCGACCGCAGCTTCCTGCCCATTTCAATGAGCGGTTCCAGATCGTCCTTTGTGTCATAGGCTGTATAAAGCCGTGCTGGGTTTACCTCGTGCAGCAAATCCGCCTGCCACTGCTGGAGCAGCGCCGGTTCCAGTCCTCCTGAGAATACTGCCGGGTGCTTCTGCCGCTTGAGCATGGCGCAGACAGCTCGGAAATGCTGCTCCGACGTGGCGAGGATGTTGTCGTCGAGGATATTCCAACCATCCACAATCGGCAGCTCTTTGATTTCCCCGTGCGCGCAGCGCGGCACGGAGCAGAACCAGCAATCCTTTGTGCAACCGCGTGATGTAAAAATCATTCCCTCGCGCAGATACAGCCCAGGCGTAAAGTCTCCCATACGATCATCAAACGCCGGGCCGCCGACCTCCACCGGAACTCCGAGGATCTGCCATGCGTAGTACAGATCTTCGGCCTTTTCGATATCCCATGTAAACGTTACGGAGATATGTACCTCTGTCACGCCCGCTTTGATGCAGTCGGCGATATTTTCGATTGTCGGCTGGCCGAAGAATGCGAGCGCATCCGTCGGCGACATGGCCGTTTTACGCGGGAATACGCGGGCGATCATAGCGCGTCCTCCTCCATTCCTTCAAGAACCATTTGTCCAGGCAAAACGCCATCCTCCAGACTCCAGTGCAGGACGTCTTCGCCGGTCTGCCAATCGCACGGCAGGCCGCGGCTGCGGCGCTCCTCGATCATCCGGCCATAAGCCCGGATGTAGGCATCCCGGTATCCGGGGTAGCGCGCGAGCTGCACCTTCCGGTGCTTGCCCGCCATCGGGCAATTGATGCAGCCCACGCGATCTTCGCCGCAGGCGTAAAGCGGATTCATACTGATCTTTTCTGCTGCGCAGTAATCCCAGATGGATTCGGTCGGCCAATCGATAATCGGATTGACCGTTCGGGTCCCCTTGAGCTGGCAATTTTCTATCAGCATCCGGCTTTCGTCATTGTCGTTCATCAGTGTCAGCCGCTTGGATTTATCCCTGTGCAGGGTCTCCATGACGCCTCTGGACTTGCGCTTTTGCGATTCGGCCCAGCGGACGCCGGTCGCGATCCACCTGCCACGTCCGCTGGTCTCTTTGAGCGCCGCGCAGCAGTAGCGCCAAATGCGTGTCGGCGGCACCAGCTTCAGCGGGATTAGTCGCCACATGGTCATGTACGTCCCATCCGGCTGCTTGTGCTTATCGATATCGCACGGTACGCCCGCCAGCTCCAGCCTTCGGAATGTTTCCCGCACATGCCAGACGGTCTCCGGCGCATCAGCTGTCGTCAGCGAGTGCAGCACCTCATACGGGATTCCTGCCGCGCCCGCCAGATGCAGCAGCACGTCCGAGTCCTTGCCGCCCGAGTAGGTAATCACAAGCGGCTGCTTGTATACCCGCAGGGACATTTCAGCTGCAAACCGCAGCCGCTCAATCGCGGTTTGTTCTAAGTCCATTTCATTTCCCCTCCGAATCGTACTTCGGATTTTCCGCCCACGCGATCACGCTGTCCCAATCTCCGCATCCCTCCAATCCAAACGAATGGTTTCCCCAATCGTCGGTATCGACGCGGCACACATCTTTGTCCACTCCCCACTCGGTTGCGACTAGAATTTCCTGTTCATCATCAGGCATAGGGCAGTCGAACATATACTCCGGGATTTCAAAATCCAAATAGCCATGCTCGGAAAATTCAGCTTTTTCCGCATCCGTCAGCGGGCGTTCGTTGAGTTTATGCCACAATACCGGCTCGACAAACACTCCCATTGTGCTGCCGTCCCGCCTCACAGCGTACTTTAGTGCCTTGTGCTTGATTAGAGACAGAAGCAGTTGAATCTGAAGGTTCATGAACCACTTTCGGTTCCAAATTCTCCCGTTCCAGAAGATGTTTTCTTGCAGCACCAAATCGTCCAGCGACCGAATGCAATCGCCTTTCATGTATTTGGGTTTACTCATTTCCTTTTCTCCTATTCCCATCTAGTTTTCCGCAAGCATCCGGTCTATTGCCGCCTGCTGGATCGTATCCAGCTCATCCTCGTGGCGCTGTATGCCATGTTGCATCCGAGCAGCACCCTTCGATACAGGCCCCATCACCCTGTCCACAGCCGCACGTTCCAGTGGATTCAGTTCGTCGTGGTGCCCCTGCACACCGTAGCCGGGCTTTGCAGCGCGGCCAAGCGCCGCAGGGCGTGTGCTGGCCTCTTTCAGCCAGTCAAACACGATCCCCTTGTAATTTGCGGCCATAGAGCGGGTTATCACGTCGATCATTGCAGCCTCGCCATATTCCTCTGCGGCTTTCGTGATCTGTGTGACAAGGCTTTGCAGGCCAACAGGCTTATACTCCTCCCGTCGTTCGCCCTTGTACGCCACCCATTTTTCAACTGCTTCGCGCAGCGTGGGGGGTAGGGGGGAAAGAATACTGTCCTTGTCCTTGTCCTTGTCCTTTGTCCTTTTCCTTTGTCCATAGCTTTTTTTGCTTTCCTCGGAAAGCATTTGCTTTTTTTGCTTTTCGTTGCTTTCGTCAAAAGCATTTGCTTTTTCGGATTCAGGCCGACCGCCCTGCTTTCCTGCCTCGCTTCTGGACGCGGAGATGGCTTTTTGAGCCGCTACGGATTCGTCAATGTCCCGTCGAATCGCAGGCCAAATGAAACGTTCACTCCCGCTGAACTCTGGCTCTGCTCCCGACTCGCGATAATCCATCGCAGCCAGCACCAAGCGCCCCACCTCAGCGGCACTGTACGCCTCGAAATAGCTCCTGTAACTCAGCCACAGCTTGACGTATTCCTTTTTATCTCCCATCCGTCAGCCCTCAGAACGGCAGATCGTCGTCGCTTTCGTCAAGCTGTTTGAACTCCTCTGCGCTGGCCGGTGCGGGCGTTACAAAGGATTCTGCCTTGCTGGGCTTGAGATACCGGATACAGTCGCGCGTCACCCCGTCATTGCCCTCAAACGGCTCCATGTGCAAAATGCAGTTGCGGCCTACCAGATCGTCAAGTTCAAAATCTGTGCCCGGCTCAATGCCAAGCGCATTTGCATACTTGCCGATCTTGTCTGCGTCATACTCGCCGGTGTCGCGGTCGGGCCAGAAGTTCTTGAAGATGTGCTTCTTCTGGTATTCCTGCTCGACGTCCTCACGGACAACGAAATCGAACTTGATGCACTCATTTCCGTTCTTCGTTATGTTGTAGCCGCACGATTTCAAATAGCACTCATAGTCGCCAGCCTTCATCAGACCGCCATCATTCTTTACTGCCTTAAATCCCATTTACTTTGTCCATCCTTTCAGTGTTCATTTCCCAATGTGTAAAATAATCGTTGATATATCCATTTGCCAAAAGCCAGTTGATAAAGCGGGAGATCGTATCTTCGATAGGCTCGAAATCGCCGCGTCGGTATGTTTCCGTATAAGTGCTTGTTCCGTCGAAGATCAGATATGCAAATTTCGACGCGCCGGGTAGCAGATGCAGATACATCGGGTGCTGCGGACTGTGCAGATACTTGCCGTATTCGTACCGCTGCACGCGCTTGATATCGTAGATGATTCCGGCCTTTACATAGTCGCAGACACCGTAAAGCTGGAAATCCAAGCCCGCCACACGAAGCCGCCCGGCAACCGGCACTTGCGGTTGACCTCCTGTACAGATACGGGAAAACTTTGCTACAGCCCGGTCGTATTTCTCACTGACCGACTCGACCGGTACGCCAGCAACTGTGCTGTTAATCGCCGCCTCGAAATCAATGCCTGCCTGCATAGCCTGCGTTGTTTCCTTCTCTTCACGCCGAAGCGTGGAGAGGAAGGAGGACAGCGCCGCGTCTGCATACGCATCATCCGCATCAAGAAAGTGCTTCCAGCTGCTCAGCAGGCTTTGTGTCAGCCAATACATAGGCGTTTTTCTCCTTATCGTATTTCAGGCCGAGTTCCTTGCACTTGCGCTTGAACTCTGCGCCAAGCTCTGCGGCACTGGTCAGCGAGTGTTGGAGCTTTGCCAGCTCTTCGCGGGCTCTCAGCGCCGTTTCTGGGTCGCAGACAAGGGCGATAAGCGCGTGTCCGGCTTTCATTGCCGTGTCGTAAGCCGCTTTCTCACCGCTGTAGATTGCGGCCTGCGCATTGATATCCTCCTGCGCCTTACGGAACAGATCTGTTAGGAACGTGGACTTCTGGCCGGGCTTGAGTTCCGGCAGCTGCATCACGCCGCGCACACCGAAGCAGCCTTTTGCAAAGTATTCGTCTGTCGGTGTAAAGCCGATCATGCGCTTGTTGCCCATCATGAACATATAGCCACCAAAATCGGCAGGCGTCCAAACAATATCCTTCGCGCCGCCCTCGCAGGAAAGGCGTGTCTGAATGGTGTCGCCCTTCTGCTGTTCCGTCGTGTGGAACACCACGATCAAATGCTTCCGGTCTTTTGCGCGGATCTGATAACACAGCCGGTCAAACTCAGACTTAATCACGCCGTACATCGCGCGGCCATCCTTTGTGGCCTTGCTATCCTGCTTCTTCGCCCAATCCTTCATCAGCTGCACCAGCATACCGCCGGTATCGATCACGACGGACTCAGCCGCCTTGTATTCGTCGGAGTCCATATCGCCAAGCATTTCTTCGTAGGATTCCACAACAGAGGTCACGCCTCGCTGCTCTGGCCTGACGCGGGCAATGCCGTTGTCCGTGTCGAACAGAAACGGCTTCGGTGCTGAAAGGGCCAGCGTTGTCTTGCCCAATCCGGGCTGTCCGGAAATGATGCACATGAATTTCTTGTTGCTGAAATCGAGTTCAGCGGGTTTCTTGATTGCCATTTACCTTACCTCCACAAATTCGCCGTTCTGCAGCCGATACCAGGTATCGGCCTTGATCTTCTCGCCGTCGACAATTGCCGCTTTGACGGCGACAATCGGACATGTCTCTCCGTCCCATTCGCCGCGTTCGACGCAGCAGATCGCGCAGCCGAGTGCGCCCATTGCTTTGCATTCACATCCAGCCGCAAGAGCAACACCGGCTTTTCCTGTGGCGGAGGCTGCGCCCAGATAGCCTGTGGCGGAGGCTGCGCCCTGATCGCCTGTGGCGGAGGCTGCGCCCTGATAGCCTGTGGCGGAGGCTGCGCCCTGATCGCCTGTGGCGGAGGCTGCGCCCTGATCGCCTGTGGCGGAGGCTGCGCCCCGATAGCCTGTGGCGGAGGCTGCGCCCTGAT